CTGTCATCATCAACTCATTGTTTAACGGCATTGTTATGCGAATTGCATACATGTTAATCAAGAAAGAACAAGGTCTCCCCGCTGTGTGTGACTACAGGAAGCATGTTGCTGAAATCATTTATGGCGATGATGACGTGAAATCCGTCAGCACCGAAATAATTGGTTGGTTCAATCAAACAACTTTGACCACTGCACTTGCTTCCTTTGGACTTACATACACCGATGAGACCAAGAGTGGCGCGACTCTTCCTTACAAACGTCTGGAAGATACCGCCTTCTTAAAGCGAAAGTTTGCCATTCAATCTGATGGGACCTACCTCGCACCCATGGACCTTGAGAATCTTCTCGAGATAACCAATTGGATACGTGGAAAAGCCCACAAATCGGCAACCATCGAAAACTGTGAACAAACGATCATGGAACTCTCTCTCCATCCGCAAGCCGTATATGAGTTCTGGAGTACTCGTATACAAGAGGAACTCGGAAAAGTTGGATTATCTATGATAATTCCGACCTATTACGAGCAGATGGAGACGTACAGATACAATCGTGATATGTACGCCCGAACAGAATATGTTCCTCTTTGGTAAACTCCTTGGCCTTGCTCCGGAAATGTGATCTTGAACTGAGAATACAAACGGGATACTTCCCGGTTTACTGCTATTTCCTTGCCAAATTATAGAGTGTTGCTGTGCTCTGTTGATACAGCTCCCGACTTCAGGGTGAATAGTCATCTACCCCTGTCGCATTACATGACTGCTACTAACTCATCTAATTCGAATGGTTCTGTTTCGTATGACCATGACCAAAACACGAACGTCGATTCAACCCGAGGAAACTTGTTAACTGACATACAGATGTCTGCTGATGCCGTACCGATGTCATCTACTTCTACTCAGATGGCCTTGAACGACACCACCAGGCATGAAATTATGAGTATCCTGCAACGACCAGTCAACCTGGGTACGTATGAATGGAAAACCGCCGACACCGCTATTCCAATCCAACTTACCCCGTCTGATTACGATAACGATACTCAGAATTATCTGCGCCAGTTCAACTTTCCTCAAGACATTTTCAATAGCTCACCCCTAGTTGTCGATAAGTTGAAGAATTATCAGTACCTCAAAGCTGACATCGAGATCGAAGTCAAAATTAATGCTCAACCCTTTTTACAAGGAGCTTTAATGCTTGTCTACAATCCCTATTATGATCAAACTGGAGATTTCAGGCGCAAGGGAACTCGCTTCCTTGCATCTCAAACCTCCTGCCCATATAAAATTGTTAGTATTGAAGAAGGTAATTCGCTTAAACTGATTTGCCCATATGCAAATATATATGATCTCTTTGACCTTTCCAACTCAGAAAATCAATTCGGATCTGCATTTTTGTATGTGTTCTCACCCCTTTTAGGTTCAACCTCTGCTGAAACTGCTAAATATACTGTCTTTGCACGCTTCGTAAATCCACAGTTCTATGTACCCACACAAAACGATGTGATTTCCGCCGCGCGCGACAAACATGAGATTAAGCGTTTGCAAGCAAAAGGCTATCGTGTTGCACAATCTGATGTGCAGCCCGTGTGCGCTTCTGATACAGGCGAGGTTGAAGCCGCTGGTCCAATATCCAAGATTGCGAGTGGAGTAACCACCGTTGCTGATGTTCTCTCCGGAATTCCAGTAATCGGTAGTGTTGCTTCATCCGTCGCTTGGGTGTCGCGAGCAGTGGGACGAACCGCCGCTACATTTGGATGGTCAAAACCCACTTCCATTCAACCACAGCAGAAGTCCGTTATTAAACCTAATATCTCACTTATCCACACTGAAGGTAATGACGATGCCACAACCTTAGCTCTTCTCCAAGACAATGGAATAGATGGTTCTTCCTTTATTCCTGAGACTAAAGACGAGATGAGTTTTGAGTTTACGCTCGGACGTCCTAATTTCTTCCACGCTCAAACAGCTTCTACCGCTATTTTCTCAGCACGTAAGTTGATCACTGCATGGGAAGTTTCTCCACTGTCACAATATCAATATGACAATACCGAAGATAGTCAAACGTTATACTTGGGTAGTTTTGCCTACACAAGTATGATGGGAACACTATGGCGCGGTACCATCAATTATGATATTATGGTAGTGAAGACTCCTTACCATCAGGGTCGATTTGCTGTTGTATTCTTGCCAGAAACAAACATTGCTGACGTACCTAATGACCTCGGTGAGTTACTCAATACGAACTACAACGTTGTTTGCAATCTTAAAGATAGACAAGACGAAATGGGACGTACTACTTTCCGTGTGTCAGTGCCGTATATCAGTAACACTGATTGGCGTGAAACATACAAACGTACAACAAATCTTTCCAATCCCGGACCAGACGCAACTACTCTTGACACCAAAACTGGTTGTTTAGCAATTTACTCGCTTGTCGATTTGTCTCACCCACCTACCGTTGCTGGCTCTGTTGTTTTCTACATAGCTCACAGCGCTGGTGAAGATTATCAAATCGCTCGGCCTGTCATGAACTTAGCACCAGGTTTCCAAGACCGCTACGCCCAGTCCGATATTGGGACTGTATTTGTTCCAGAAGATGAAAATCTTTTGGTGCCTTCACACACCACACAAGACGTCACAGCTCAGACAACCGGTGAATATTTCAAGTCATTTCGTTCTCTCATGAAGAGATATGGACGTTATGCTGATTTATCCCAACAGGAAAATTATGTTGGATTACGAACCCGACATATGACCGAAGATCCTGTTACCGGTCAGCGAACTGTCTCACGTCTAAATTTCTCAGATAAAGCTTTGCCCACACCATGGTATATGACATCTTTTCTTTACCGCTTTTATAACGGTTCTTCACAAACGAAATTAGTGCCTTACACCGCTGGCGTTGTCGCCGAGTCTTATCTGTCCTTTGATGAAAATCAGACTGCCCAGACAGATGTTCCCTTCCAGGAATCCTATGGTCAGCCTGTTTTCCAACAAAATCAACAAGTGTCTAACGCGTTTGAAGTGCGTACTCCGTACTACCGGGGTGTACGCTGCGATGTTGTTGGTTCCAATCAGACTCCTGTTCTTGGAGATGTTCGAACCAACATTCGCTGCCGCAACCTTGCATCGTTCGGTGGAAACACTCAAGCTTCGCCGCTTTACGAAGCTGCGGGCGACGATTTCAACTTCTTCTTCATGGTTGGTCCACCTCCCATGTCAGATATTCGTAACGTCAAAACACTTTCAACTTTCCCCACAGGTAACTCAGTTACAATTGATCTGTCTACAGCCACATCTGTGGATTCAAGTACTGAGCCCTTTAACCCTTCACTTAACGTCCGCGACATCACCTTTACCCCAGCTTTGCCTTCTACGACATCTGGTGTCTATGGCGCAATAACTTCTTCGACAGAAGAATTTCTTCCTTTTGCGCTGTTAGCTGGTGGTACTGCGGAAGTTCCATTAACTTCCTGCTTAATCGCCAACAGGCAATTCGTCGGGAGAACTCTTTACGTTCCCTTTGACGATACGCTTGTTGACGACGCAGCAACTCTTATTCTGTGGAACTCCATCGATCCTTTTGAAGTTATCACAGATTATCCAAGTTAATTTAGCAGTTTCTCCCAAACCCGAAGCATGTTACATCATGTGGACAGGTTAACGGTAGAGAGTGGTCCCCGTGTCTTACAAACACCACGGGCCTTACTTTGATTCGCATCAGAGCCAACACCTCCTACCGGGGGGTGACTAACTTTTATGCGGAGATGATTAGTAAGGTTCAGCTCTTTATTTTAATTGGCAGAATTTTTATTGGTTTGTCCCGACAAATGACGGGATCATAGTAACTAGG